CGGGTGCCGGTGGCGGTAGTGCCGCCCGCCGGCGTGATCGCATTCATCCCCTGCACGATCAGGAAATAGCCCTCGCTCGGGACCGGCAGGGTGAAGGACCGGCTGTTGGGCGTGGTGCTCAGCGTTGCGTTGCGCACCGTCGTCGCCAGCAGGTTCAGGTCAGTGTAGCAGCGCTGCTCGGCGTAATCGATGACCGACGGCTCGATCGCGACGAACAGCGGGTCCGACTCTTCCATAACCATCAACTGCGCAAGGGCAGTTGTGTAGGTCGAGTAGGTGTAGGACATCAGGCCGCTTTCTTATCCCGCGGTGCGTCCTTGGCTTTCAGGACGGTGTCGCACATTTCGACCACTTCCTTGATGAAGTCGCCGCCGAGGAAGGTCGGGAAATTGTTGAGGATGTCGCAGAGTTGCGCGTGATCGGCGTCCTCGAGCGTGATGGTGAGGCCTTCGGTCTTTTCGAGGACATCGGCGATACGCAGCCGCTTGCGCATCATGTCGAGGGTGAATCCGTGTCCTTGCGGGGCGTTGATGACGATGCCGTGCAGGATCGACTTCGGCTCGAACGCGACTTCGATGCCCTGGGCGTTTTTCTTCGGCGGACAGGTGTTGAACGTGAAGGTCTTCACAGGGGACGCCTCTTGCTGGTGGGGAACGGATGGATCAGCCGCGCGCAGGCGCTGCTGCCGCGGCCTGTTCGGCCGCGATCTTGGCGCGCTCTGCCTGATCGGCCAGTTCGGCTTCGGCCTTGGCCGCGGCCCTGGCTTCGATTTCGTCCTGCTGCTTCGCGGACAGGTTGGCGTGATCGACGCCGCCGGCGATGTATTTGCCGAGGTCAGACAGCCGCATGGTCAGAGGGTTGCTGGCGTCCTGCTGGATGTTCGTGCCTTCTCGGCCTTCGACAACGGGGCCGAGGAACACGGTGACGAACGGATCGTCCTCGCCGTAAGGGATGTCACACTGGAAGCGCCAGGCTTTATATTCCGGCATGGTCATTTTCCTTATGCTGCGGAAGTGAGATTGGTCCACGTCGTGGAGCCGTTGGTGTTGACGTAGAGGCGCGTCGACGTGGACGAGCCGTCCGAGCGCAGGTAGAGCGAGCCCTGGGCAGCAGAGAGCGTCGGCGCACCGGAGCCGAAAAACATCCCGAAATTCGCGGTGGACGAGAACACGAAGCCCGCGCCCGCGGTGCCGCCGGCCGGAATTGCGGTGGCGGAATGGGCGGCGACGGCCGCCGCGGAGTTGATCAGGCCCCCGGCGTAGATCGCGCCGCTGGCACCGATGCCGCCGGTGACGACCACCGATCCGGTCGTGGTCGAGGTCGCGGCGGTGCCCACCGTGAAGCTGGTCACGCCAGCGAACAGCGAGGGCGCCGTTCCTGCCGCGTAGAAGGCGTAGCGGGTCGCACCCGATGCCGCGAGCAGCGAGTAGAAGCCGTAATTCGTCGTCGCCCCGATCAGCGTGTTGTCGGCGATAAACCCGAACTGGCTGGTAACGGTGGCCGAACCGCCGAACGAGCCTTGGATGGCGCGGAAAGCGTAGAGGGCCGGGAGCGTGAACGATGCGTTGGCAACCGCGAGCGACGAGAAGAACCCATGCGCCGCCGTCGTCACATCGGACTGGATCTGCGCAAAGGTCGCGTTGGCGTAGGACGTGGCCGCGCCCGTCATCTGCTTCACGCTGGAGAAGATGCGGCCAGCGGTGGTCGCGCCGGCGCCGACCTGGACGTTGCCCGCGCTATCGATCCTCATGCGCTCGGTGGAGGCGGTAGCGAAGCTGACGGTATTGGCGCTCGGCAGGTACATGCCATTGGCGGGGACGGCGGACCCCGTCGGCACCAGCGCGGCGGCGTTGACGTTGCCCCCCGCGAAGATGGCGCCCAGCAGGCCGATGCCGCCGGACGCGCCCGTCAGGACGAGGGCACCCGTGGAGGTCGACGTGGACGCGGTCGCCGAAGCAAGCGTCAGGATGCCGGTCAGCAGGCTCGGAGCCGAACCGGCACTGTAATAGGCAAAGCGAGCGGCACCCGACGCAGCAAGATCGGTCCAGAAGCCGTAATTGGTGCCCGCCCCCGTCAGGTTCGAANCTGCGGCAAAGCCGTACTGATTGGTGATGGTCGCCGAACCGCCGAACGTGCCCTGCTAGGCGCGGTAGTGGTACAGGATTGGCAGCGTGAAGGCCGCGTTCTGGACGCCGAGCAGCGTCAGGTAGCCCGATGCCTGGGTGGTGACGTCGGATTGCACGGTCCCGGACGGTCCCGGACGACACGTTGGCGTGCGACGACACGGCTCCGGTGATGTTGCGGATATTTGAGAACGAATAGCCGGTGGTGATGGCGCCGGCGCCGACCTGCACCGCCCCGACGCTGTCAACACGGAAGCGCTCCGTCGTGTTGGTGGCGATGCTGACGGTATTGGCCGCCGGCAGATAGACACCGTTCGCAGGCACGCTCGAACCGGTGGGGACGAGCGCGGCACCGTTGACATTGCCGCCGGCAAACAGCGCGCCAGCGAGGCCGATGCCGGCCGAAGCCCCGGACAGGACGAGGGTGCCGGTGCCGGTGGTGGTGGACGCCACGGCTCCGAGCAGGGTGACGATTCCGGTGGCGCCGATCGAGGCCACGGCCCCGGAATTGGTGGCAAAGCCCAGCGTGTTGGCCGACGGCAAATACATGCCATTGCTGGGGACCGAAGCACCGGTCGGGACCAAGGCCGCCGCATTGACGTTGCCACCGGCAAAAATGGCCCCCGGGAGCCCGATGCCTGCCGATGCGCCGGACAGCACGATCGCACCGGTCGAGGTATTGGTCGAGGCGACCGCAGCCGATACCGTGACGATGCCGGTCGAGCCCACGGTGACGCGGTCGGTGCCGTCGGTGCGCAGGAACACCGAGGCCGCCGCCTTGGAGGCAATGCGGATCGGGACGTTGGTTTCGCCATCTGACGACAGGAGCGGCGTGCCGCCGGTCGAATTGTTGGTGACGCGGAGATAGTTGACCGCCGAGGCCGTCGCGGTGAAGGCGAGTTCGGTATTGCCGCTGCCATCGAAGATCGTCGACGACCAAGTGGCGTCGTAATCGGTCGACGAGTTCTTGGCGAGCAATTGCCCGCGGGTGCCACCCGCCGGCAGATTGCCGCTCGCCAGGCCGAACGCGCTGACGTTGATCTTATAGGTGGTGTTATCCGCCGCCCGGTTGATGATCAGGTAGTCGTTGGTGAGGTTCGGAACGGCGAGCGCGGTGAGCCCGGTCAGGGCCTTCATTGCGTTCGGGAAGGTCGCGCGCGCGTAATTGCCGGTCGCGGTCTCGTAAACCGTGAACGAGTCCGTGACCAGCATCGGATTGAGGTTCGAGAGGTCAAACGGGATAAAGCCCGATGCGGTGTTGGCAATGTCCGCAAGGGTCGCGCGCTTGTCGGTGCCGCCCTGGTTGATCCACGCATATTCAGACCCGTCGAGCCCAGTGGCGACGGGCAGATTGAGCATGGTGGCGTTAGCCATGGGGCGGTCTATTCTTCATCGAAATAATACGGGGTGTTGGGGTCGGGCGACGGCGTGACGCGGATCGCCATGGTCAGGTTGTCGCCAGTGGTGGTGGTCAGGTGATCGCCGTCTTCGGTCGACATGAAGGACGGCACATTCTCGCCATAGCGTTCCGGCCGCGTGACCTGCAGCGGCATCGGGTCCGGCGGCAGGATGATCGTCTTCAACTGGATTTGCGGCGTGTCGAGGCAGGTCGCGGTGCAAACCAGAATGCCGATATTCTGCAGCTGCATCCCCTGCCACTGATATTGCGGCACGAGATCGCGCATGGAGAACATCATGCCGCAACGGTCACAAATTCCGGCAGCTTCTGGGTTCGAAGGGTTTACGCGAGCCCTTCCTGTAGGGTGCCACGGGCCGCTCATGCGGCTTCTCCAGCATAAGCAAACCGCTTCCCCCCCGCCGTTTTCCGGTACGGCTTCTTGAGGCAAACTTCAATGATCAAGCTTTTTGAAAGCCCATAGTGGGCCGCAGCGGCAGATGCGCTGTGGAATGAGAGTCCATCATCAACACAGATTACCGGCCGCGCCTGAGACGCGGGGCCCAAGAGAGAATAGCGCTTGAATATCGAGATATTCTTGTGTCCGAGATCGCGAAGCATCTGCTTTGTTTCGTCGCTGTGCTTGCGGCCAAGGAACCTTGCCTTTCCTTTTTGAGCGGCGGAAATCCGAGCCTTCCCAGCAGCCGATATTGACCGCCCAAATTGCCCGTCCCCTCCAAGGGTCGAGTTATATTTGGGCTTCATCTCTGCGATAAGTTCTTGCTCTGCCACGAGCGCCTCGCGCGTGGTTTG